GGTTTAATAGCACCATCAGCAAAAGTAACTTGAGCAGTGCCTCCTGCAGTAAATGACATTTCATCTGTACCTGAGAAGTATAGACCTTGGTTTGTATCGCCTGTATTTGTAATTACTGGATCAGAAGCTGATCCGTCTGGTAAAGATAATACACCTGCGGATAATGTAGCACCTGCATGTATTTCAAGAGTATCTACATAAGCAGTACCATCAATGTAAAGATCTTTAAATTCTAATGAGCTAGTTCCTAAATCAATATCATTATCTGTTACAGGAACGATTGCACCATCTTGTATTCTTATTTGTTCTACTGCAGAAGAAGATACCTCTACAAAGAAACCATGCCTATTATTAGATGTGTCAACAACTATTTTATTTAATGCATCTACGTCAGCTATTAAACCTACATACGCACCTTCAGTAGAAGAGCCATCATGGTTATGTCCTCCACTAAATGCGAATGCCGCTAACAGTGCGTCAAACTCACTATTCAGTGGGGCTGCTGTGATTGTTTCCCCATCTGCAATACTACTTGAACTTTGTCTTGCGTATCCTGCCATTATCTTACTCCTGCCTCTCCATATTGTACTGCAAACCCAAAAATGGTATATGGATTTGCAGATGCTGTTGTAACAAACTTAAACTGTATAGCATGTCCTGAACCTTGTATGGCTTGTCGTATTACTGGTTTAGTAGCACCACCATATACAAAACCTGCTGTATTATAAGCTGTTTGCGTATCTCTGTATTCTGCGTAACCGCCTGATGAACTTATAGTGTAGTCATCAGGACTAGAATAATCAGAATCTAACCAATCATAATCTGCTGTTACTAAGAAATTATTATCTCCTTCAGGTCTTGTAAATACAGTTATCTGTGAAAATATTTTTCTTTGTTCTGTATTACCAAAATCTAAATAAGGAGATTGAAATACAGCAAAAACATTGTCATCTTGAAATGTTCCTCCCTGTTCTTGCCTATATACGTAACCACTATGATCTCCATGTAGTACGTATTCATCATCTCCTATGTAACCGCTAACTGCACAATTAGCTTGAAAACCTCTTAACTCACTAAATTCCCAACCTGTCCTTTGATCTGATGTTCTAAGAGCTCCTAAAAATCCAGTTGTATTTTTTGCTGTTAAAGTGCTTTTACCAAATAAATATCTAAACTGTGATTTTTCTCTTACTACTGTAGCACATAATTGGTTATAATTAAAGTCCGTATCTATTAAATTTAATGTTTGTTGTATGTTTTTAGATATAGTAGCTAGTTCAATATCACCTATTCTTTCTGTTGCTTGGATAGTTCTTATACCATCTGGTGCTAAAAATAATACATCACCACCTATTTCTACTATGCTATCACTTGCTATACATCCAACACTGTTAGATACTTCTTCTATAACAAAAGAATTTATACTATCTCCTGTTAATTTTCTTATGTTTGTTTTTCCAAATATATAAAGAGCATCTCTAAATCTCTTTAATCCCATTATGTCAAAACCTACATTTATACTTCCTGCACCACTTGCTGCTGTAAAATCACTATCACTATTGGGTGCAGTGAATACAAGCAATTGTGGTTTTTGACTCATGCCTGCAAAAAATATTCTATTTTTATATACTTCTGCAAAAGCTGCATTATCTACATCTGATGAACCATTTAATTTTGTCCAACTTGTAGTAACTAATCTCATTGGGTAATTAATACCATCTGTTAATATTAAAGATTTGTTACCTGTTATTGAGTGGTTTAATCCTCTAACTCTAATTACATCTGTTGCAGATTGTCCTGATGTTAAACTTGTTGTTGCCCATCCTGATCCTGAAACATATTTAAGAACATCGTAATCTGTGCCTGATGCTTCTTTTCTTGCAGCATATATTGCATCATTATAAATAAATAGTCCTAATGCTGCTCCTGTTCCTGCAGGTCTGTCATACGATGCATCTAGATATTTGTAACCACTTATTCTTCTATACCCACCATAAGGTGACACTTCAAAATTAACAAGTCTTGTAGCAGAACCAGGTGCTGTATCACTAAGTGTTAGAAAGTCTTCGTTAGTGTATAAGCCTCCTCTACAAGGTATCTTTGCTACTGCTAATCTATCAGTCATTGATCACATGCGATACTCTAGTATCCCTCATTCGTATATAACGATTTATTAAGATAGTTCGCATTTTTTCTATACCCTCATCAAAGTTTCGTTTTGATAATGCTGCTAATTCTGCATTATCTCGCATCATGTACAAATGATACATAGCTCCATCAATTAAAGTATTCTTAAATTGTTCTGAAACTTCTGGAACATCTGTAGCTGCTGATAATTCTGTCGCTGTTTTAAAGTATGTGTATTTAACTACATATGCTTTATCTGGTGTTGGACTTACACCTAATTTATAATCTGGTGTTAGATAAACATATTTAGGAGTGTCATAATCTCCAGAGTCTCTTTGTTCATCTTTTTCCATGTATCTATCTACATACTCTTGATAGGAAAGAGGAATCAAATGTGTTTCTTTTACATTTAAATCGTCATTTCTATCTAATAATACTGTATCTATATCTATACTTAAAAACCCTGTAGTCAAAGCATATTCTTTTGTTCCTGCTGTAAGTGTTTGGCTTGTTGTTGCGTATGAAAAAGGCCACTCTTGTTCGGACATAAATATATCTCTTTGAGAACTATTAACTGCATCTTTTGCTAAACCTTGTATCCCAACAGCAGTAGAGAAAGTTGAACTAGTTAATTGAACCTCATTAATTCTTTTTAATGTTTCGTTTGTTATATCTAAATAAGTATATGCCATATTTTATTTGTAGGGGAAACGGTACATACCTATCTCCCCTACTCCTAAGTAGTAATTTATGCTAATAAATCTCTATCTACTTCATCTCTTCCTGTTTGTTGAGAAGAAACATCTAGACAGACTGCATAAAGTCTAAGTACTCCACTAACACAGTTAGTATCAGTTGCAGAAATAGTCACATCAATAGTGTCTGCACTTGTTTGCAGAGCAGTAAATGTGTTTGCTGCACCTGTGTTGATAATGTTAGCTTGACCGTTAGTACCTGCTGCAAGGTAGCCAGTTGATGTTAAGTCACCACCGTCTACAATGTCATCACCGCCACCGAAATCAATATCAGCAGCAGCAGAGCCACCTGTAAAAGCAGTAGTTACGTTAGCACCTGCTGTTAATACAATAGTATTAGCAGGAACTTCTAGTAATTGAAAGACATCACCACTAGTAACATTGGAAAAAGTTCCATCTGAAACTAGTTTAGCAATATCTAATTCTTTTTCTATAACGTAAGCACCTGGGTTTACACTAGCAGGAAAATTGGTGTTTGAGTCAGCACTAACGCCTGTAGTGGATTTAGCTGTTAAGTCATAAGTTGCCATAAGTTAATCTCCTTTACGCTGCGTTATATTTAGCTGTTACAATTGCTTCAGGTCTAAGTATTTTTCTTCCATACATCTGCATTCCTCTGACGATGTCAGCGAATGAATCAGGATCTCTGTAAGATTCTACTTTATTGATCTGAGAAGCAGTAGCAACTGCTGAACTATGTCCACCAGTAATCACGCCATAGTTAGAATTTTGGTTTGCTGAACCAGAGGTTGCAGGACCAGTTCCAACTGAAGGTAAATTACTAGAAACATATACATCGAAACCATGCAACTGTCCAACTGCAAGACCACCTTCTAGATCACCTTTGTTTCGGTAATCATTGTTAAGTAATCTTGAGTCTTCGTCTGCAAGAAGTTCCATGAACACTGGATCTACTACGAGCCATCTTCCGTCTTTATCAACTTGTTGCTGATCAAGAAGTCTAGCCATTCTAGCAATAACCTGTAAAGGTGTAGCTGTAGCAGTTGCAACTGATGTTGCACCTGGTAGCCTAATTGCTAGAGGGATTGAATGATCCCCTGCTGAAGATGTAGTAATGTTTCCAAAGGAATCTTTTCTAAGCTTCATAGATGTTAGAAGTTCATCTGTTCCTGCAGTGCCAACAGCTTTAGTACCGCTAACGACATCGTTAACTGCACCTGCTGCTGAGCTTAAAGAGGATTGTTTATATCCAGATAAATATCCTAATACTTCTTGGTCATATTGATCACGGAGTCGATAGCCTGCACGATCTGATGCCATACTTTCAAAGTTAACATGAGAATGAGCTTCCTCAA